ATGACAAAGATAGAAACAAAAGCTCAATACGATTGGGCAGTAAAAAGAGTTGAGGAATTACTTCCACTGGTTACAGATGAAACCCCTCTGGATAATCCTCACAGTATAGAGTTAGAATTACTTTCTAATCTCGTTGCAGATTATTCTGAGGAGCATTTCGCACTGGGAGAACCAACGCTGGTTGATGTCCTCAAACTTCGTATGTATGAGATGGGACTTAATCAGAAATCTTTAGCAAAATTAATCGGAGTCAGTCCTTCACGCTTGAGTGATTATATTTCCGGTAAATGTGAACCGACCTTGAAAGTAGCCCGCGAAATCAGCCAGAAATTGAATATTGACGCCAATATAGTACTGGGTGTTTAATATGAGTATAGAAAACAGAAAAACCGCTTAATTCACCATGGAATAAGCGGTTTTAAGTCGGAGCCGAAAGCGGGACTCGAACCCGCGACTTACTCATTACGAATGATTATCTAAGAATAATATAAAATCGCTGTGTATCAATTGTTTATAATTAAATTTAAGCTAAATAAGGATACTCATTAGAACATTTTTTCTACTTGAATGCCTTCCCTATCCTGTCACCGGATACCCAGCCATCGCCGAACTGGCAGTTCTTGATGTCTACAATATAGACTCCTTTTATCTCCAGTCCTTTACCTTGTGCTTCTTCCAGGTATGTACGTGCATAAGCATCAAAGTTTGCTCCAGAATAAGCGTCTACGGCAAGGATGAGAAAGTTCGCGTCGGTCAGTTCGCCTTTGTAGATTCCTATATCGGCATCCACAAGACTCTGAACGTATCTGTCGGCTTTATCCTTCTGTTCCTGGGACGGCTTGTTCCCTCCGCAGCCAAACAATGATATTGCCAGTATAGTCAGCAGTATTTTCTTCATGGATTTAGATAGTTAGTTTGTTCTTTAATTCGTTATATAAATCAGGATTTCTCATGTCCTCCCAATAATACTTCTTGTATCTGCTCCTGCTGAATCCTTCCTTACTCTCATAGACAAGAATACATTCCTTATCACACAAAACAATCACCGAAGATAGAAGTAACTTGGCATAAGAGAATGCCTGAAGAAAGGCTGATTCTATTTCATGGTTGTTCTTCATGTGGTATTTTGCTTCAATCAATACCTTTGCTTTTTCTTCTTCTGGCTTGTTGTCATAATGAAGTGCATAATCCGGGAATATACGATGTCCTCTCCCTGCATGGATTGGCAACTGACGAATGTAGTCTTTATGCTCATACCACCCCATTTCATTCAACAATGGCTCCAGTAGTTTTTTCTCTACATCTTTTTCCTCCTTAATGACTATTCCTTCCGGCAATGACGGTGCGTATATTTGTGGAAGTACAGATGTGTCAAATCCTTTTGCTTCTATCATCCTCATGAGTTCTGCATAATCCTTTCCCGTAACCGGCCATCCATTGACTCCTTGAAAATTCTTTCTGATAAGCGGATGATTTGAAAAGTATTCGTCTGCTTTCAGCTCTTTTAATGAGATATGAGGAATATCAATTTTATTGCTTACATAAGTATTGCTGTAGTAGTGGGCAAATGGGTCTATTACACCGTCAACCTGTGCTATCCACAAGCAAGTGATGGCACTTACTGGAGATGTTTCATAATGTATGAGTACATCCCCTTTCTTTGTTTCCTTATTTGATTGCCAAAATCCAACCGTCCATTCTTTCCCATATCCTTTAATTAATCCTCCGATAAACCACGCAGATGATGGTTTGGGCATTTCTGCGTTCTCTTCCTTTATCAGAAGATTGGGAGCATAATCATACATGAAAGCGCTTAGCTCATCGGGAGACAAACCGTTTTCCGTCCTGAATCGATAGAATACTTTGCACAATTCCCAATAATACATACACCTGGCTTTGTAGTCAGCTTTCTTTGGAATCGGAGGAAGTTCTATTTCAAAGTAATCAGCTAATTTTTCAAGATGGAAAAGTTCGTTGATATATAAATAGGGAAAAAAGTATTCACCAAACATATAGTTCAGTTCCATTGAAAGTAATGGAATGTAGCCAAGCATTTGGTCAAAATCTCCAATCCTTAAAACTTCTTCCGTTTCTATCATCAGCCCGGTAGATATGATTTCCTCATACAGCTTTCCGGCATCATCCAGGGATTTTAATATTGTACCTTCATATTCTGAAACTTTGTAACACCAGAAATCTTCCAGTATCCCGCAAATCATTTCAGAATTGAATCCGTCCTTAATTTTCGGGTTGTACTTCTCGAACAGACGTTCTTCCTCAATCCACTCTTTTCTGTCAGAAAAGCTGGATATGGCAGACTTCCCGTCTGGAGAGTTCTTGTACAGATTCCAAAGGTATTGATTGAATTTCATGGTTATAATCTTTTCATACAGCCAAGAACTTGATATATATGTTCTATCATATTTTTAGGAAGTTCCTGAATACCATATTCCGGAGATTTATTTGTAGGAACCAGCGTATAGCATTTCGGATCGGTTGAAGGGCCTAATCTCTTGATAGTTCGCATTCCGTTGGTTGTCACTATTGCATACACTTCACCTAATGGAAGAAAAGACTTATCTTCTATTTTCTTTAACGCAATAATATCTCCATGAGTTATCTCAGGTTCCATTGAATGACCTGTAACATTACACCAGCAAGTAGCTTCATTGTATTTCTTGAAATCTATCAAGTATTCAGGTTTTGCTGTCTGGTCATTTAAGACAATATCAAATCCTCCTATAAAATCCACATTATAATAAGGTACACCTTCAGTAAAACTTATTTGTGGTTCAGAATCTTTCTTTTTTGTGTCCTGAATAAAATCTGATACTTTGAATTTGTCTACAGATGCAACATCAAAATGCGCACATAGTTTCTTGTATTGTTCAGGTTCTAAATCTCTCATAGATTTCTCCATACCAGAAATATTGGCCTGACCACATTCAAGAATATCAGCAATATTCTTTTGCGTAAGTCCAAATGCTTGTCTGAATCCTTTTAAATCATACATATCAGTAATATTATTGAGTTATATATAAAATAAAGTTAATATCACTGATATTTTCACTGTAATATCAGTGACATATCAATAATATTAGTACATTTGCATCAGAAACGTAACACTGATACGAAACAAAGATAGTAAATTCATTTATAAAACACACGATTATGAAAAGAAATGTATTACACGAGATTATGAGCCTTGCTTGGCAGTTGGTAAAGAGAAACGGTTTCTCTATGAGTGAAGCAATGAAATGCGCCTGGGCAAACATGAAGCTGAAAGCTGCAATGAAGCAAAGAATCGTAAAGTTCTACTTCAAAAAGGTAGATGGTTCTGTTCGTGAAGCCTACGGCACGCTGAAAGAAAATCTGATACCAGCCACATCAGGTGAAAGCAGAAAGAAGAATGACACAGTAGCAATATACTTTGATACCGAAAAACAATCTTGGCGATCATTTAAAAAAGCCAACTTATTGAACATAGCATAATGGATATAAAAAGAATAGTTCTCGAATCAAACAATGAAGAAGAGACAGATTACTTCGTCTCTTCTGATGGTAGAATATTCAAAGAAATTACACCATCAAAAAATGGAAATGGCTATGCCATGGTAACGATATATAAGAATGGAATTGGCTATACAAAGAGTGTCCACCGGATTGTGGCAAAAGCATTTCTTCAAAAGGTAAAAGGAAAAGAGTATATCAATCATATCAATGGCGATAAAATGGATAATAGATTAGAAAATCTTGAATGGTGTACACCACACGAAAATACAGAACATTATCACAAGACGCTGAGAAATGGCAAACCAATGTACAATCAAAAAGCATGTTTGCAGATTATAGATGGTGAAGTTATAGCAGAATATAAGAGCTTGAATGAAGCCTCACGAAGAACAGGTGTAAGTGTTTCAAACATCTATTGCTGCTGTATCGGAAAAACGACAACGGCTGGTGGCTATCAATGGAAATATAAAATTTGACAACCTTTTAAACATCGCATGACTATGACACGCCACGAAATCGAAGAAGAACTTGACGGGCTGTACAAAGACCTGAACTTCGCCTACAACGCAGATGAAGAGACTTTATGCAGGGCTTTCAATGCTGACAGCAAGCAAGAATACATCAAAGTACTTACTGAAGAGGTGAACAAATACGAAACCCTTCTTGAAGAATACAACCTGCCTGAAGATGATGGCATGGACTACATTAACCTTCAGTTATCACAAGGCATGGCAGTGACACGCTGGTAACTCACCTACCCTGCTGACGGACTGAACGGCAACCGATAGCGAGAATCGGGCAGGGTTCTACTTGATTGGTTCTTTGACATGATGGAAATTTTAGGCTTACCGTTAAGCCTGACGTGAAACGGACGACTGAGTAGCGATAACGGCTGTGTGAAAAGAGTATGAGTAAAGGGCTGCACTAAGCAAACGCAGCATACGAATCACACAGATAACAAAAAGACACTTATACGATTGCAGGTGGCCGTAGGCCGGCTACAAAGACAATCTTCACTGATTAGACACCAGCATGAACTATATATACCCGTGGCTTACCAGACCTTTGATAAGCAGTAAGGCAACCACCGGAACGCCCACGGGAACGATATTTAATACACACGGTTATGAAAATACTACTTTTTCTCTGTGCATTGTCCGTTCTGGTAATGCACTTCAATCAAGACCTGTCTGCTATGTACTGGATAGGATTTGTCGGGTTTATAATCACTGGTTTTTCAATCGCAAACAGACTGGACAATGAACGAGCTGCAAGAAACAATAAAAAGCATCTGTGATGAATTTGCGGACATCAGTGCCATTCTGACGGCACGCTCACGGGAACTGGACAGACGGGAGCTATTTGATAAGGAGATAGAAACGGAAATAAAAAACATTAAAAAGAATAGACATGAAAACAAATGAGGAATTACAAGGTATGACGCATGATGAACTCGTGGCATACACACAGAATCTGCAACGAGAATCCGAAGAATACAAAAAATCAATGCTGTATTACATGGAAGAAGAGAAAAAGATTGAATCGAAGTTTGACAACTTCAAGAACATGGTTAAGTCATTAGCTGGCTTAGTAGATTAGTTTTTATGGTTTGAAAATGGGTAGATGCCGGGCTATGAAAGTCCGGCATTTTCATTGGCAGATAGTTCAGGCGGTAGAACACCATGTAAGGGTTAGCATGGAAGTCACGGGTTCGAGTCCCGTTCTGCCAGCAAACAATCAAATACTTAAACTATGGTTAGAGAAATTACAGTAGACGAAAACTACCAAACAGTACGTCTTTTTGACGAAATGAAGAAAGGGGACATTTACAAGGTTCCCTATGACAAGAAACGGCACAACGGAATCAAGCTGGAAGCATCACGCCGCAATCGTGACCTTCGCTTGATCGGGACACTTAAAAACAAAATGGACGTGAAATATCGGGTATCAGCAACAGAGTATCCGGGTTTCTCGGCAATTATCTGCTTAAAATAAAATGCTTATGATAAACGAAGATGTATTGAAAATAGTCTTAAACAACAAGTCTTTCGGGAAATACGAAGCAGCTTCGATAGTAGGCGGTCTCAAAAGGCTGAAAGAATTGTGCGAATCCGGAAGGATAAGATACAAGACCAAAGAAGGCGTGCCACACAGCAGATGGGCTTGTAATGCCTGGGACGTGATAAAACATGCAAAATTGATGTATTAATATATTACTTTAAAACTATTGCGTTATGAGTTTGATTAAGAAATCCAATGAATTAGTAATTCCTTCCACCGTTAAGATGATGATTTACGGTCAGGCAGGTATGGGTAAGACAACAGTAGCATTGAGCGCACCGAAACCGTTGCTGCTCGACTTTGACAATGGCGTGAAACGTGTGAATATGGCACATCTGGACGGTATAGACATCGTACAGGTAAGTTCATGGCAGGATGTACAACAGGTGTTGCAGGAAGACCTTTCGGCCTATCAGACAATAGTTGTGGACACCATCGGAAAGATGATGGATTTCATCATTTCTTACAAATGCGGTACGCGACAGCCGCAAATCAAGGATTGGGGAGGTATCAACGCTGAGTTCTCATGGATGACACGAACCCTTTCATCACTTAACAAGAACGTAGTGTTTGTGGCCCACCGTGACACTCGGAAAGAAGGTGACGACACCGTGTTCATACCTGCTTTAAGAGAAAAATCGTACAACTCTATTGTTACGGAACTTGATTTGCTGGGTTATCTGGAAATGCGCAATGAGAACGGTGTGCAGAAGCGTACAATCACATTTGACCCCACATCAAGAAATGACGGGAAAAACACCTGCAATTTGCCGGGACTAATGCAGGTGCCTACAATTCTTGACAAGAATGGAAATCCCACTGCCAAGAACGACTTTATCACTGCAAAGGTAATCATGCCCTACCTGAGCATGTTGCAGGTAAAGAAAGAAGAAGCTGCAAGGTATGATAAGGTCATAGCTGAAATCAAAGAGAACATCGAACTTATTACTGATGCCAGTTCTGCAAATGAGTTTGCGTCAAGAATTAATGAGTTTGAGCATGTAGGCAGTTCCTTGAATATGGCCAGAAATCTGTTTTCAGCAAAAGTAAAAGCTCTCGGGCTGGTATTCGATAAAAAGACAAAGACTTATGCAGACAAAGCAGCCTAAATTCAAGTTCTATGCTACACTTTTGGATGCCTTTACAAGCTATCTGAAAAGTGATGCCATCTGGGAAAGGTATTGGGGATTCAGTGAGAATCCCCCACATACCCCCGAAGAGTTCAGACAGCAGCAGTTTCAGAGCCTGATTGACACTATAAACCGTGCCCCGTTCGATAGTGAAGCAGCCGACAAGGGAACGGCTTTCAATGAGGTAGTCGACTGTATGATTGAAAATCGGAAATCAGACAAGGTACAGGTGGAAAGACTATTGTCAGACATGCAGGATGGCAGACAGACATTGGTCGGGCTGAGAGCTACCTATAAATGCCGTCAGTTCGATTTCCCTATCTCAATCTGCCGTGAGTTTGCAGACTATTACAAAGGAGCCTTGACCCAGCAACGGGTTGAAGCTGTTTTGCCTACATGTTTCGGAAGTGTTCTTCTATATGGTTATATTGATGAACTGATGCCGATGTCAGTACATGACATCAAGACTACCGGAAGTTATTATGTAGGTAAATTCAAAGACCACTGGCAGCACATGGTTTATCCATACTGTCTGATGCAGAACGGAAGTGATGTAAGGTCATTTGAGTATAATATTACGGACTTCAAATCAACCTATACTGAAAGCTACACTTTCGTACCGGCACGGGATATACCTATCCTAATAAATCATTGTGAGGACTTTATCCGGTTCTTGAATGACAACAGAGATTTGATAACCGATAAGAAAATTTTTGCAGAAGATGAGTAACCAAGTAACCGGGCGGCTGGTCTATATTGGCCAGCACCAAGAAATCCCATCCAAAAGCGGTGGCAACCCGTTTGTGAAACGTGAATTTATTCTTGATGCCACAACCTATGACCCCTATACAGGTGAACGAAGCCAGTACGAGAACGTCCTGCCACTTGAAGTAAGTGGTGACAAATGTGCCGAACTTGACCAGTTCAGAACCGGTGACATAATAACGGTTTCCTTTTCCCTTCAAGGTCGGGAATGGACAAATCAGGACGGACAACTAAAACGTATGGTGTCTATCCGTTGCTATAAACTGGAAGGCCGTCAGCCAATGCACCAGCCAGCATCCGTGCCAGCACAGCAACCGGCACCGTCACAAACGCCAACCATGGCACAGGCGTTTCCACCTGATGTAGATGCGAACGGAAATCCCAAAGACGACTTACCGTTCTAGCCTATGAGTATATTCAATTTGAAGAATGAATACGATATACCCAAGTTCAAAGCTTATGTAAACAAACTGTTCCAGGAGCATGCAGTTGTGGAAGTGAGAAAGAAGCTCCCTAACCGCACGCTATCCCAGAACAGCTATTTGCATCTGCTTTTAGGGTATTTCGGCAGTGAGTACGGTTGCAGCCTTGATGAAGCAAAGATAGACTTCTACAAAAGGACTTGCAACCGTGATTTGTTTGAGAGAAAGACGGTCAACAAGAAAGGCAAGGAAGTAACCTATCTGCGAAGTTCTGCAGAACTGACAACAGGTGAAATGACTTTGAGCATTGACCGCTTTCGTAACTGGAGCGCATCTGTGGCCGGTATTTACTTACCAAGTAGTTCTGAACGTGATTTTTTAATCCATATCCAACAGGCAATAGAAAATAATAAAGAATTTTTATAAAACTATTCTTATGGAAGAAGTTTGGAAGGATATTATAGGGTATGAAGAATATTACCAATAATCATAAAGACATATATAAAATGAAAACAAGTTCCAAATAAATATAGATAAATCATCTATATATCAATAATTTATATACGAGTTTTTATTTTCAGTTGTTTTCTACGTTTTCAGTTGCTTTGCTCTTTTTAGGTACATTTTTGTTTCTTGTTTGTTTCTTGATTTCGTTTTTTATTTGTACCTTTGTGATAGGAAATAACGAATAAAAGGACACAAATATGCCAAGGACCAGAAAGCCAATAAAAGTAAAGGAGCCGATTCGTCTTCGGACGAAGGAGTTGGCCAATGGCAGCAAGAGTTTGTATCTGGATATATACCGAAATGGTAAGCGGACATACGAGTATCTGAAAATGTATCTTATTCCGGAAACGGATCGTAATGCCCGCCAACAGAACGAAACGACAATGGCTGCCGCAAATGCAATCAAATCGAAGCGTATCATAGAGTTGACAAGTGGTGAAGCCGGTATCATGAATCACAAGGATAAGGTTTATCTGCTGGACTGGATGCAACTCTATAAAGAGGAACAGAAGAAACGTGGTAAGAAAAACATAGGCCAGATAAAATCTGTTACCGGTATCTTGAAAGAGTATGCAGGAGAAAGATTCACATTAAATCAGATTGACCTCACTTTTTGCCACGGCTATATCGACTATATGCTGACAAACTACCATCCCAAAGGAAAACCCATCTCGGCTTCTACGCGTAATACCTATTACCAGATTTTCAACGGTGCGTTAAATGCCGCTGTCCGTGCGAAACGGATCTTAAAGAATCCATTCAACGAAATGGAAAAATCGGAGAAGCCCAAGATGCCGGAAAGTGTGCGTTCGTATATGACTATTGAAGAAGTGAGATCATTAATCGCTACACCAATGCAGAACGAAGGGGTAAAAAGTGCCTACCTGTTCTCCTGCTTCTGTGGACTACGTATCAGTGACATTATCGGATTGCAATGGAAAGATGTGTTTATTGACAACGGCCAATACCGCTTGGCAGTAGCCATGCAGAAGACGAAAGAACCGATTTACCTTCCGCTCTCCAATGAAGCGTTGAAGTGGATGCCGGAACGTGGGGACAAGACAGCAGACGACCATGTGTTCGATTTGCCTTCTGGTATCAACCAGCTTATCAAACCATGGGCCAAAGCCGCCGGAATTTCCAAGCGATTCACCTTTCATACCGCCCGCCACACGTTCGCCACAATGATGCTGACATTGGGGGCCGATTTGTACACTGTATCTAAATTGCTCGGTCATACATCTGTAAAGATGACCCAAGTGTATGCCAAAATCGTCAATAAGAAAAAAGACGATGCAGTAAATCTGACCAACGGTTTATTCGATTGACAATGCAATGAACATCAGATATGTAACCACTTATAAGGGTGTTGTTCCGACAGGATTCTCTTTCGGGAGCAACACTCTTATAATATATCATATAAATCCAATTTAAAATATTTCATCATGAAAAGACCTAACAATGACCCTCTCTCTTTTTGGAGGGAAAAAACATCTGCACCATTTTGTTGCAGAACAGGATGTAGCGAAAGAATTATTCGCATTGCTCGTTGAAGCAAAAACAATGTATCTCCGTGATGTCGTGACGGGCAATAAGCAGTACTACCGTTACGTGGAGGATTTCGTAAACAGCCACCGGTATATCGACTGTGACCATGCGGTCTGCCGGAACTGCCATGAAATGAACATTCATATCGTCAAGGGGCTATTAAACGATTGCTCCCATCTTATCCGAGCATTTTTTACCGAAGCAGACTTCTCGTTCGAGAAGTGTATGGAACTGAAACGAACGTATGATACGTTTGTGCCACCATCACAGTCCGTCACGTGCTGCAAAGATGGACCGACAAGAATTTATCCTCTTTCTTTTGGATGCAATCTCACTCGTAAACAGATGATAGGTATTACAGCTTGTGCCAATGCTTATCATCTGTTTTGCGTTTCTACCCTACACGTTGAAGATATGGAAGCCCTGCTTTCCTGTAAAGAAGGATTCTGTATTCGTGTAAACAATATCCGCCATGTGGCCATCCTGTTTGATACACTCCTTGAGCACTCGTTTATCCAAGCCAAATGGCAGTCCGTTCTTAGTAGTGGGCGGTTCTTGCAAACCAAGGATGGAAAAGGATTCGTTTCAGCTTCAAGCCTTTCATCCGCTCTGTCTGCCTTGCGTAACAACATGACATCAACAGGTTACGGTATCAGACGAGCTATTGATGAACTGAGAGAGTGGTAAGAAGTGCCAATAAGCGAAGTATGTGAAAGGTAAAAGCGTGACAGTTGCCGTGATACGTGGTTACTATCACGGTACAAACTCACGCTGACCTTTTGGGTTGCCCTATCTTTGACCTCCGTTAGCGCGCTACATAACGGAGGATATACTTCATTGTCTAAATTTATAATAACTCATTTATGCAAAATAATAGATTGACATTCATGGAACGGCTGAGTGAACGGCTTACAAGCGTCGAAGCCATCCTAAAGAAATTAGATCCGATAGAAAGTCTGTTGGAACGCATCGCATTGCTGGAAAAAAATATATATACCACCAAACAGGTGTTTACCTTCCAAGAGGCTTGTATGTATATCGGAATATCCGAGAGTATGCTGTACAAGCTAACATCAGGCAAGGAGATTCCGCACTACAAGCCACGTGGCAAAATGATATATTTCGCCAAAGAAGATCTGGACGAATGGCTTTTGCAGAATTATGAACCAACCGTAGATGAAGCAGCACGTATGGCAAACGAGGCCGCTGCCACACAACCTTTCTTTAATCAAAGACGCCATGGAAAACGAAAGAAGAACTGAATATAATGTGGATATGAGGCCGGAGGAGGATTTCTTATCGGATATCCTCTCCGCCTCGCAGATTCGGGCGACGGATACCTATGAAACGCCGCCACAGATTATCTGGATAGACAACTCGACCATTGCTACGCTCGGCAACTTCAGCGCATCAACCGGCAAGGCGAAATCAAAAAAAACATTTAACGTTTCGGCCATTGTCGCTGCATCGCTGGCAGGGAAACAAGTGCTGAACTACCGGGCGCACCTCCCGGAAGGTAAACGCAAGATTCTGTACGTGGACACGGAGCAGAGCCGCTTCCATTGTCATAATGTACTGGAACGCATCTTGCGGCTTGCCGGACTGCCCACTACAACCGACAGTGAAAACCTCGACTTTATTTGCTTGCGCGAATACTCTCCGGCCATACGCATTGGGGTCATCGACTACGCCTTACGCCAAAGAAAAGGATACGGACTTGTAATTATCGATGGTATCCGTGACCTGATGCTTGACATAAACAGTACCGGTGAGTCCGTGGAAGTCATTAACAAGATGATGGAATGGTCATCAAAGTATGACCTGCATATCCACTGTGTGCTACACTTGAATAAAGGAGATAACAATGTGCGCGGGCATATCGGTACGGAAATGAGCAACAAGGCGGAGACTGTACTGGTCATCAGCAAAAACAACGATTGTCCCAACGTCAGCGAAGTTCATGCGTTACACATCCGTGAGAAAGAGTTTAAACCTTTTGCTTTCACTGTCAATGAGGGTGGGCTCCCGGTTCTCGCAGAAGGGCATTTGTTTGAGAATGCCCCACATCAGAAACCGAAACAACGGACGGGTTTTATGGAACTAAGCATCGAACAGCACCGTGAAGCCCTTTCCGCTGCGTTTGGAGACAAACCCATCCGTGGGTTTGAAAATATGCTGCAAGCCATGATGACTGCTTACGAGGCAATCGGATTTAAGCGTGGGAGAAACGTAATGGTCAAACTGCTGCAATATCTGACTGACACCTTAAAACTGGTTATCAAACGAGATAAACTTTTTTATTATGACATGACACAGGCAGAAACCATGCTTTTCGATGAAGAATGAGAGCGGGCGCGGACCTATATAATTCAGTTTAATTTAGTATTTATATATATAGGGGCGCAAACTAAACTAAACCGCTTTTGTACAAACAAGTGAAAAGAAATTTAATATGACCATAGACGAAGCAAAACGAGTGCGTATCGTGGACTTTTTGGCCCAGCTCGGCCACCGTGCGCAGTATATGAAATCAGAGCAATATTGGTATCTTTCGCCTCTCAGGAAAGAGGTGACGCCATCGTTCAAAGTCAATGACCGGCTGAATGAATGGTATGATTTTGGCGAGGCCACCGGAGGCGACCTTGTGGAACTGGGTAAGTACCTTTGCGGAACTAAAAGTGTGAGTGAAGCATTAGCATACATCAAACGGTATGTCAATGGTGTGTCGCTGCCGAGACCCCGGGCGTTGCCCGCAACCTCTCGACCAGTGGAAGCCGACATGAAGAATTTGATTATCGTGCCGCTGCGACACCACGCACTGCTCTCATATCTCCATTCACGTATGATTGATTCGGATATCGGACGAATGTTCTGCAAGGAAGTCCATTACGAACTGCGCCAGAAACGTTACTTTGCACTGGCCTTTGGCAATATATCCGGTGGATACGAGGTACGAAACCCTTATTACAAAGGATGTATCAAGAACAAGGACATTTCCTTGATACCCCAATCGCGTGGTGAGGCACAGAGCCGTGTCTGCCTATTTGAAGGATTCATGGACTTTCTGTCCTATCTAACCCTAAAACAGACGGACGATAGTGCCATTTGCATTAATGCCCCCTGTGACTACCTTGTTATGAACTCGGTCAGTAATCTGAAAAGGACATTAACGTATTTGCAAAAATACACGTATATTCACTGTTACCTTGACAATGACCTTGCCGGACAAAAGACAGTGGAAACCATAGCCGGGATGTATGGCAGATGCGTCTATAACGAATCAAACTGTTATGCCGGTTACAAAGACCTGAACGACTACTTACGTGGGAAGAAACAATGAAAAAACCGCTCCCTAAGCCCTCCTTCATCACGGAGGGCTTTTTTTTATATCCCGACTTTTCCTGTTTTCTTATCTAAAATTATATTTGAATATGATTTTGAAATATGATTTTTGGATTTTGAAAAAATATTATATTAAAACGATACGTTTTATAATCAATAATTTTATCTTTCAAATTATCCATTCTTATTTTGCACACACAACCAAATATAAAAATCATATTATACAAAAATATATGAAATCATATTTTATTTTCACCATTGTCCTGACGGTTGCCTATCTCGTCTATTATGCAGTTATCATCGTGCAGGACCTTTATGGAAAAAAAGGAAATGGCAAGCCGGAAGAAGAGGTATTTGACCTCGGTGCGCCAGAAGATGAACAGAGTGTGTACGTGACGGAGAGCGATACGGGATTCAATGTGGGTAATGAGAAATATGAAACAGATGTTGCCCCTACCGCTTCGCCTGCACCACAGGAGACGGAAACCGCAGACAATAATGGCGAGATAGCCGTGGCGGAGAAACTAAAACGCCTGAAAGCCCAAGCGGAGGAACAGATGGAAGAAACCGCGACCTACCTGTCAGACGCATACACGGCAGACGAACTGTACAAAGCGATGCTTGCCAAAGGAAAGACGGGCAACCGTCCGGAACTGGTGTGGAAACCTCTCAAAGACCGATTGTAAAATGTCGAAAGCAAAAAAAATATTATGTGCACTGTGCTTTGTCCCTTATGCGGCATTCGCCAAAAGTGGCAGCGTAAACTACAGTTGGGGTGCAGACGCACTGGCAACGATGCACGACTTCGTGGTGACGATGATGCTGTACGTGCTGTACATCTGCTACGCTGTCGCCTCGGTTTTCGTAGTCGTTGCCGCGCTCCAGATCTATATCAAAATGAACACAGGCGAGGACGGCGTGGTGAAGTCTATCGTATCACTTGTCGGTGCGTGCCTCTTCATCATTGGTGCTTCAATCGTGTTCCCTGCTTTCTTCGGCTACCGCATATAGGTGGCTGACAGAAGTGTAAAATAAATTCAAAAAAAAACAAGAGTACCACAAAAATGTAATAAATATGTTTCAGAAATTCAAAAGAATGTGCCGAAAGGCAAAGAAAACCATCATGCAAGTTTCCACCAAAGTAAGAATGTTAATCATTGCCCTGTTGGGAGGCATACCTGCTATGGCTCAAAGTACGGCAGGCGATTACTCGGCCGGTACGACAGCTCTATCAACCGTAGCGGAGGAAATTGTGAAATACGTTCCTGTCATGGTCAAACTCTGCTATGCCATTGCTGGTGTCGTGGCCATCATCGGAGCCATTTCGGTGTATATCGCCATGAACAACGAGGAACAGGATGTCAAGAAGAAGATCATGATGGTAGTTGGGGCGTGCCTTTTCTTGATTGCGGCAGCCCAAGCATTACCTCTGTTCTTCGGAATTAACGCATAAACAGTCAAGAAATGATTAATGACGGACGTTATCCGGATTATCCGCTGTTCAAGGGGTTACAACGGCCTTTGGAGCTGATGGGATTACAAGGCCGCTACATCTATTGGGCGGCAGGCGTGGCTGGTGGAGCCATTGTGGGCTTTATCGCCGCCTACTGTCTTATGGGCTTTGTGGCCGGACTGGTCGTATTGGCAACTGTCTTATCTGCGGGAATCGTGCTTATCATCCTCAAACAGCGAAAAGGGCTGCACAGCAAAAATGTAAAACGTGGAGTGTATGTGTATGCCTATTCGCACAAAGTATGACTATAAGAAAAACCATCACGGCAATGTGTGTGGCTGATTGATTGTTGAACGCGGGCGGGTCCGCCTCCAGCCGAGGCAGACCTGCCCCTATTTAATGAACGAATATCGGAATGACCCTATATATCATTTTATTTTTCATCGCCCTATGTACGGGTATGGCCTTGTCAGTCTATACGTTCGGTACGGGCGGCAAGCGCAAGCACATCTTTCAGAATATCTATTTCTCTGTGGAAGATACAGATGGTGTGGGTGTGCTGTACACCAAGACGGGTGAATATTCCGCCGTCTTGAAAATCGAAAATCCGGTACAGAAGTATTCGGCGGACATTGACAGCTATTACGATTTCACGCATCTATTCTCTGCCCTTGCGCAAACACTGGGCGAAGGATATGCCTTACACAAACAGGACATCTTCGTGAGAAAACAGTTCGCGAACGAGCCGGAGCATAATCAAGAATTTCTCTCAGCATCGTACTTCCGTTATTTTAATGGGCGTCCGTACACGGACAGCCTTTGCTATCTGACTATCACACAGGAAGCCAAGAAGAGCCGTCTTTTCTCTTACGATAGCAAGAAATGGCGCGATTTCCTCGTGAAGATTTATAAGGTTCGAGACCTACTACGCGACAGCGGTGTACAAGTGAAATTCCTGAACAAAGCCGAGGCAAGCGAATATGTGGACCGTTACTTTGCGATGAACTTCAAAGACCGTACGGTCTCGATGACGAATGTCAAGGCTGACGACGAAACGGTATCTATGGGTGATAAACGCTGTAAGGTGTACAGCCTCGTGGACGTGGACTGCGCCGCACTCCCCTCGCTGATACGTCCCTATACCAATATCGAGGTGAATAATACCGAGATGCCAGTGGATCTTGTCTCGGTGGTGGATAATATTCCGAACGCAGAAACGGTGGTGTACAACCAAATTATTTTCCTGCCCAGTCAGAAGCGTGAACTGGCATTACTCGACAAAAAGAAGAACCGGCACGCAAGCATCCCCAATCCGAGTAACCAAATGGCCGTAGAGGACATCAAGCAGGTACAGGACGTAATAGCCCGTGAAAGCAAACTGCTCGTGTACACGCACTTCAACATGGTGGTGGGCGTGCCTGCCGACACCGACCTTCAAAAATGCACGAATCACTTGGAAAACGCTTTTGGGCGCATGGGCATACATATCAGTAAGCGTGCATACAACCAACTGGAACTGTTCGTCAGTTCATTTCCGGGCAACTGTTACAGCCTGAACGAGGAATATGACCGTTTTCTGACCCTCTCCGACGCTGCGGTATGCCTGATGTACAAGGAACGGGTGCAGCATAGTGAGGAAACGCCGATAAAAATTTATTATACTGACCGTCAAGGTGTTCCGGTAGCTATCGACATCACGGGAAAAGAGGGAAAGAACAAGCTGACCGACAACTCGAATTTTTTCTGCCTGGGGCCTTCGGGCAGCGGAAAGAGTTTCCACATGAACTCCGTCGTGCGCCAGTTGCATGAACAGGGGACGGACGTGGTAATGGTCGATACGGGTAACTCATACGAGGGGCTATGCGAGTATTTCGGCGGCAAGTATATCAGCTATACCGAGGAACGGCCCATCACGATGAATCCGTTCCGCATCAATCGGGAAGAGATGAACGTAGAAAAAACGGGATTCTTGAAAAACCTCGTCTTGCTTATCTGGAAAGGTACGCAGGGAACGGTCACAAAGACGGAAGACCGTCTGATAGAGCACGTCATCACGGAATATTACGACGCCTACTTCAATGGTTTCGAGGGCTTCACACCCCAACAGCGTGAGGACTTGCGTAAGAGCCTCGTTATTGATGACCGCAACAGCAGTGAGAAGCGGCACGAAAGCGAACGGGAACGCGCGGTCCGCATCGAGGGTATCATTGACAAGATAGAGGGCCGACGCAAGGAACTGAAAGTGGAGGAACTGTCATTCAACTCTTTCTATGAATATTCCGTGCAGCGCATCCCGGATATCTGTGAGGAGAACCGTATCACGGGCATCGACCTCTCGACATACCGCTATATGATGAAGGACTTCTATTTGGGCGGCAACCACGAAAAAACGCTGAACGAGAACATGGACAGCTCGCTGTTCGACGAGACGTTCGTGGTCTTCGAAATCGACAGCATAAAAGATGACCCGCTGCTTTTTCCTTTGGTCACGCTGATTATCATGGATGTTTTCTTGCAAAAAATGCGCATCAAGAAGAACCGCAAAGTCCTTGTCATCGAGGAAGCATGGAAAGCCATCGCCAGCCCGCTGATGGCGGAGTACATTAAATTTATGTACAAAACAGCGCGTAAATTCTGGGCCAGTGTGGGCGTGGTGACACAGGAAATACAAGACATCATCGGCAGCGAAATCGTGAAAGAGGCCATCATCAATAACTCGGATGTGGTGATGCTGCTTGACCAGAGCAAATTCAAGGAACGTTTCGACACCATCAAGACGATTCTTGGCCTAACGGACGTGGACTGTAAGAAAATTTTTACCATTAACCGCCTTGAAAACAAGGAAGGACGCAGCTTCTTCCGCGAGGTGTTTATCCGTCGGGGCACGACCAGCGGTGTTTATGGCGTGGAAGAACCGCGCGAGTGCTACATGACTTACACGACCGAACGAGCGGAGAAAGAGGCTCTGAAGCTTTACAAGCGCGAGTTACAATGCAGCCACCAAGAGGCTATCGAGGCATATTGCCGCGACTGGAATACCAGCGGTATCGGCAAGGCATTGCCGTTTGCGCAGAAAGTTAATGAAGCGGGATGTGTACTGAACTTAACCACTAAAATAACATCATAATGAAAACGAAAAGGATTTTAATCACCCTGTCACTGGGCTACGGGATAAATATGATGGGGTTTGAAAGCAGCTTGACGCGCGAACAAATCTCTGTCAGCAATCCGGAACTCACTGTTTTGTCCCTCCGGGAGTTTTGTATGCTGTCCAAGGAGAACCTGCTCCGCATGGATGACATGACACCGGACAAAGTAGCCGCCATCGAACGGTTGTTGGCAGAGTATTCCCTTCGGTTGGGTATGTCCGATGTAGAACTGGAAGCGTATTTGAACCGGTATTATGAAGAAAACCCCAAAGAAAAGGAGTTTTACGATATGTGCGACAGGCTATGTAACAGCAAACCTGTCTTCGATGAAAACAGGTTTCGAGAAGAACTATTCAGGGAACTGAACAGTAGTCCGATGAGTGAAAAAAGACTAAGTGACTTGGGATGGCTACGTTATCAGACCGTGCGCGAAACTTATCTAAACCAGCCTTTCTTTTTGAGATGGTTCGGCTCCCAAGAAGCCCGGATCAAAAGGGCCATCAAGGATACTACCATCATACATGATATGTTCTGCCGACTTGTCACGGAGAATTGTATCGAATCTGAACGGTGGTATTTCAATCACAAGGAACCGGAATACATAAAAGAGGTCTGAAACGATGAAACGGCTGTTTATCTTTTGGGTTATCCTATTGCCTGCCCTGACACAGCACGTTCACGCACAATATTACAGCGTGAACTATGACGCTCGTACCGTGGCGGCCATGGCCGCAGCATTCGGCACGGAGGCAGTAGCCGAAAGCTACTACCGCGAGCAGGTGGATGATATTCTGAAACACTATACGGCGGCAGAAGTGGCGGCAGCAGGGATATTTTCTTCCAAATTTTTGGAACACAAGGCTCTGTCCGACCTTGGCATCTGGTGCAGCAGCACGGAAAATTACTACTATCGTCGAATTTACCACATGGTGGCAGAAAAAATCATGCCGAAAATATGGGTGGTGGCGAAGCTGATGCTGCGCTCACCACAAACAGCAATCCACTGGGGCAGCTACCTGATGAAAGTGTGCGACGATACGAAGAGCCTGTGTATGCAGTTCGAAAGTGTGGTGACAAACAGCACGCTGTCGTTCTCGGACATCGCTTTTCTGGAAATTGACCGCGACATTGCCACCTTGCTGAACCTCGCAGAACTGGGCGGTACCGATTGGCAACGGATGTTGGACAACTTTACCAAAGTGCCGGGCAATTTCACGATTGAGAACTTAAAGGGCGACATTGACAACCTTTATAACATGGGCGTAGGGCTGGCAACATCAGGTATGGAGAACCTCGGTGACGCTCTACTGCAAAGTAGTGCGTTCCATGACCTATTGGGTGGCAAAGTCAATGAAATCGGCAACCTGTATGAACACTACGGTACTCTCTTCGAGCAGGCGGAACATGACATCGGCAGTCTGCTAATCGACATGGTGGGCGGTCAGGATAGCGTGGCCGCATTGTTCAATTTCAGCAATTACGACCTCACATCGTGGATGACCGACTATATGGACAATGCTGTCGGGAACTATTACACGCAACGGTGGTATATCGCACGGCGTGATCAAGGAAGCATTTCTCTATGCGACTACTACCCACCGACAGACGACAACAGCATATTGAACGGGGGTGCATGGACACGCTTTAACACGAGTGATCCGGGATTTTATCCGAACGCTTCGCAACGGGAGCAGGCCCTCGCCAATTCAGAACGGTATGCCGGATGGTCAAGAAGCCGAGTGCAACAGCTCAACAATAGCAACGATGGCTACACCTATACTATCAATACCCGACAACAGGCCTATATCATCAGTAAGGGTAACAAACAGACAAAGAAGGCATACGCCTACGAGATACACGTGACACAGAGTTGGAATCGGATGGAGGTGGTCTATGAGGATGTCTTCGACTCCTATTCGATGGATTTGAATACGTTCAAAGCGCAGCTCAATGCCCGCCTCTCGGAGTTCAATGACAACGAGGAAGGCTATGTCTATTACATAGCATCCGATGCACGGAACTATTATCAGGCGACGGACGCCGCAAAATTGCAGGGATGCGAAAGCGTGACCATCAGTGTAACCTGTTCAGACGGGGCGACGCTGGGGCAAGGCTCGACACAATACAAGTGTCGCAAGTGTGGCGGCTCACTGGATGCCCACTCCAAAGAGTGTGTCATGCAGACCTCGGTAACGGAGAACGAACTGGATCTTTCAGAACTGGACGCACTGATACGGGAAGCGGACAATCAAGTCGCCGTTCTTCAATCTCAGATTAGTGCCTTGGAAAAGGAAAACGCCGACCTTTTGAAAAAAATTGCCGAGGCGAGCGTGGAAGACGCAGCAGCTTACCGGCAACAATATAACTCCAACCGGACACGTATCGAGGAACTGAAAAGCGAACTTGCCGAGTGGCAACAAAAACAGAAGGAGTACGCAGATGCAAAGCAGGAAGCGGAAGCAGAGAACGATGTGCCGACAGATGATTACTACCGCCTACCGGCTATCATGCAGGATTGCAAGACAGCCTATAGCCTCACTTGGCAGGACGGAGGTACATGGAGCGGCTATACGTTCGTCCGTAAGGCGACGATGCCGAACATCAATGGTATCATTACGTTCCGTGCGACTATTTCTATCGCACGGAAGCCGAAATACTTTCTGGGTATCAAGATTCACCGTGCCATTATCCAAATCAGTTGGGAATTGACTTCGGCATACACAGACACGCACGTTGCCGATGTACTGACACTCGATCCGAACCTGTCGAACGAGGAAAAGACTAAAATCGTGAATAATCGCATATCGGAAATCGCACGGGAATATCCCAACTGTAAAATCACTACCGAGTATGCCCGTACAGAACCTATGGAAGAAGTACCGAACAGCGACGTGTACCACCTGCTTTGGTCAAGTGACCGCCTCGAAATCGCACGAGAAGTGGATTCACGTATCACGAAAATATACGCCGACCTCGTATCCTTGGAGAAGATGATGCACTACAAGCGGAACATCATCGACGTACTGAAGGATGTGCTACCGGAACTCGATACGGACGAGGGTCGTAGGCTGACACTCGTGGAAGAGTGCCATGACCGCTGGGTAGAAAACGCACGGACATCCCGAAGTGGCAGAAAGGAGGTACGGCCATGAAACGCACTATACTGATGGCCATTACGTTGCTTGCGCTACTACCCGATGTCGCCAAGGGCCAATGGACATTCGATATCGTGTCGGTGGAAGCGTACATAAATGACCACAAAAAACAACGCAGCCTGTTGCTGGCCCGAAGCACGCTGGAATACAGCAACCAACTGCTGCATGAGTACAGCCGTGAGGAGACGGGCAAATACAAGGAAGTAAATATCGACCTTGACCGCTATACCCGTGCCTTTGATGTCATCGACGTGATGTACCAATCCCTGCGGACGGTGCTGAACGTGAAGGATACCTACAGCTCGGTAAGTGACCGTATCGGTGACTATAAGACCATGCTGGAGGCTTTCCATGAGAAAATCCTGAAACATGGGAACATCGAGCCGTCAGACGCACTGATACTGACTATCAATGAAAAAGCAATACGGGACATCGCCAACGAGGGAGAACACCTCTATAAGTCGGTGAGCGACCTCGTGCTGTATGCCACGGGCGCAGCGGCCTGCTCGACCAGCGACCTGCTGATGGTACTGGAGTCCGTGAACAAGTCGCTGGACAGCATTGAGCAACACTTGAACCGGGCATACATCGAGACATGGAGATACATACAGGTACGTATCGGCTACTGGAAATCGAAGATTTACCGGGAACGTACCAAACGGGAAATTATTGACGGTGCTTTCGGACGATGGCGCAATGCGGGACGACTGGATTATTGACGGTAAAAGAGGAAGGAGGTAAATAATGCCATAATGATGATTATGACTTCTATACACCGAAATTGATAAGGAATATCTTAAAACGCAGGAAAAGCGTTTCGTCCTGAATGTTCGGAGAAGTACAAACAGAGAAAGAAACTTTAAGTACAAACAAGTCTATCTGGCCTATAACCAAGAGGCAAATGGACATTTGGATTAATAAAAGATGTAATGAAAAAGATCGTTTTTGAAAAAGACATTACGCTATATAAAGCCGATTGCCTTGAAGTAATGCCTCTTCTCCCAGAATCAAGTATTGATTTAGTTCTATGCGACCCACCTTTCGGAATTACAGCCTCGCAATGGGATAAGATAATACCATTCTCGAAAATGTGGGAGGAGATTAGAAGAGTGAGAAAGGATAATGCGCCTACGGCTTTATTTGGCAGCGAACCGTTCAGCAGCCTTTTACGCTGTGGCAATTTAGCCGAATTTAAATACGACTGGGTATGGGAAAAGTCAAAAGCAAGCAATTTCCTTCTTGCTAAAAAGCAACCTCTAAAAGCGCATGAGCTAATCAGTATCTTTTGTAACGGCAGAACTCCTTATTATCCAATCATGGAGGAAGGTGAGCCTTATGAGAATCGTACAAAGAGAGGAAGTAACTGGACAGGAGTAAACAAGGTACCAAATCCTACATTCAGAAATGAAAACAAAGGAACGAGATACCCACGAAGTGTGAAATATTTTAAAACTGCGGAATCAGAGGGCAAAACGATTCATGTTAATCAAAAACCAGTCGCATTGTTGAAATATCTGATAAAAACATACACGAAAGAGGGTGACACAGTCCTTGATTTTGCCTCTGGAAGCATGAGCACTGCAATCGCCTGTATTCATACGAATAGAAAATGTATTTGTATTGAAAAGGATGATATGCACTTCTTGCGGGGAGAGGAAAGGATTAGAAATGAATATAATATAAAAAGAAATGTAGAATAATCCTGGTGATTAACTGATTGAAACACATTGAGTATTGAAAGATTAATAACAAATAACCGAAAGTAAATATGGACAGAATACTCTTACTCGTGACGGTTACAATAATTGCAACCACGGCGGCAAAGGCACAATCCGTGACCTATAACCACGATTCGCCGAAACAAAACCAAGTAACAGTAATGGAAACCGGTACGGGAGCACTCTCGCCCGACCTCTACTATTCCATACTGCACAACAAGTATAAGAAGTCGGCAGCAGTCAAGAACAAACTGTCGTTCCGCACACTGGCGGGCGTCAACCTATACAACCAAACGGACGAAGCTGAAGCCATCGACTCGGCATTGGTGAGCCGGGCAAAGATAGAAGCCTTGAACGTGGCTGACCGTCAAGCGGACATCGCATGGGTCGCTGAAGGCGATAAGGTCAACGGACAGATGGTAAGGTTCAAACGAAACATAGACCGCATCTTGCCTGTCGGGGGGACACCGGAGGATAAAGACAGATGGACGGAATATTACCATATCTACCAGTGCGCCATTGATGCAACGAAAGATGCCTATATGCCCAACGCACAGCGGAAGAAAGAGTATCTGCGCATCTACGAGGATATAACTCGACAGAACGAAATCCTTGTCGGCTACCTTGCCAAACGGCAGAATACTACGATAACAAGTACGCTACTGAATGCTACCGCTGACCGTACTCTGGATAAGGAGAGTATTGTCCGCGATGCGGTGAACCGATGGCACGAATCGCGCTTTGCCGTGCGCGGCCCGCAATCAGGCAATAACACGGGTGGCAGCGGCGACGGAGATGAAACAGTAAACAAAGGGAACTGAAAAAACAAAAACGTATGGCAGACGGAAATATACTCTCGGATTTCGGTATTAATATCCTTGAAGAAGAAATAGACGATGTGATTTTTCAAACGAACGAGTTCCTGACTGATGCGACTTTTACCGGCTCGCAGGGACCGTTCTGGTGGATACTACAAATGTGCATGGCACTGGCTGCCCTGTTCGCTATTGTGATGGCAGCGGGAATGGCGTACAAGATGATGGTGAAACATGAGCCACTGGATGTGCTGAAGCTGTTCCGTCCTTTGGCTGTTTCAATCATCCTCTGTTGGTGGTATCCGCCAGCAGACACGGGTATGGCTGGCAGTGGGAGCAGTTGGTGTTTCCTTGACTTCCTGTCTTACATCCCGAACTGCATCGGCTCGTACACGCATGACCTGTACGAGGCAGAAGCCACCCAAATAGCGGACAAATTCGAGGAAGTGCAGCAACTTATCCATGTACGTGACACGATGTACCAAAGCTTGCAAGCACAGGCAGATGTCGCTCACACGGGTACCTCCGACCCGAACCTGGTAGAAGCGACCATGGAACAAACCGGAGTGGACGAAGTGACGAAGATGGAGAAAGACGCAGCCGAACTGTGGTTTACCTCACTGACGGCAGGAGTCATCGTAGGTATCGACAAAATCATCATGCTTATCGCTCTGATTGTGTATCGTATCGGATGGTGGGCTACCATCTATTGCCAGCAAATCCTACTGGGCATGTTAACAATATTCGGACCTATACAATGGGCGTTCTCGCTGTTGCCCAAATGGGAAGGTGCATGGGCGAAGTGGCTTATAAGGTATCTGACAGTACATTTCTATGGTGCAATGCTCTACTTCGTCGGCTTCTATGTGCTACTGTTATTCGACATTGTACTGTGCATACAGGTAGAAAACCTGACGGCAATCACAGCAAGCGAACAGACAATGGCGGCCTACTTGCAAAACAGCTTCTTCTCCGCCGGCTACTTGATGGCGGCAAGTATCGTGGCACTGAAATGCCTAAACCTCGTGCCGGACTTGGCAGCATGGATGATACCTGAAGGCGACACGGCCTTCTCTACACGGAACTTTGGAGAAGGTGTGGCGCAGCAGGCCAAAATGACGGCTACGGGCGGTATCGGCTCGATGATGAGATAATGATAAACCTAATATTAAATATCCAAAAGATGAATGTACAACAGAAAATTGAGAAATGGTGCAGGAACGAGCGTTTCGTGCACTATGCAAATGAACGCATAAGCGAAGAACTCGTTTATGCACCTAACCACCGAATTGATCCGGAATATGAAGAACTGGACGAAGCCATTACATGGGACAACCGATATATTGTCCCTATGATGACTTACCTTACCTATCGTCTGCAACTGGTCAAATTGCAGAAAAATGCCAAGAATCGAAACCGCCGTGTCTGGTGGATATTCGTGCATGTAATCATGCGGGAAGATTACACACAGCTTTTTGACGGGAAGTTCGAAAAATTTCTGACGGAGTTGCATGATACAGTCATGACAATGTTACATGACGAATACACACGATTGTCTAACAAGAAAAAATAGAGGTATATGGTCATCAAACATTTGGAGAATAAAATCCGACTGGTGGGCATCATCTGCACTGCTTTTCTTGCAGGGTGTATCATCATCAGCGTATCAAGTATCTGGACTGCCCGGACAATGGTGACGGACGCGCAGAAAAAGGTGTATGTGCTGGACGGAAATGTACCTATACTCGTAACCCGCACGACGATGGACGAAACACTGGACGTGGAGGCCAAGAGCCACGTAGAAATGTTTCACCATTACTTTTTTACTCTCGCACCGGACGACAAATACATCCGCTATACGATGGAAAAAGCGATGTACCTGGTCGATGAGACGGGACTGGCACAGTACAATACCCTCAAGGAAAAGGGATTTTACTCCAATATATTGGGTACGAGCGCGGTGTTCTCGATATTCTGTGACAGTATCTCCTTTGACAAAAAGAATATGGAGTTCACCTACTATGGTCGGCAGCGAATCGAGCGCCGGAGTAATATCCTGATGCGCGAACTGGTTACGGCAGGGCAACTTAAACGTGTGCCGAGAACGGACAACAATCCGCATGGACTGCTCATAGTAAACTGGCGCACATTGCTGAACAAAGATATCGAGCAAAAAACAAAGAGTAACTATTAAATCACCAAAGATATGAATATCAAAGGATTCAAACGGATGTTGTTCGGCGAGAAGATGCCGGACAAAGATGACCCGCAGTACAAGGAACGCTACGAGCGAGAGGTGCAGGCCGGGCATAAATTCGCCAAGGCGACACGCATCGACCAAGCGGCGGCCAAGGTGCAGGGCTTTGCCAACGCACACCGGACGCTGTTTCTGGTCATCGTCTTTACATTCGTCATCGGAGCTTTCGTATGGAACGCCTACCGCTTGGTAACTGTGTACAGACACAGTCCGGCAAGTTGCACGGCGACGGAAATGCAGGATTCTGTGCTTCGGGAACGGCACAAGCTGTTGCAGGAAGTCGAAATAAGGGAACATAAAAACAGAGGGGACAAACCACAATAAAAGAATACTTATGAATACACGGCTTGAAAAATCAGTCCGTTCGTCAGACGAATGGTACACGCCAAAGGAGATACTGGACGCATTGGGCAAATTCGACCTTGACCCTTGCGCTCCCATCCGTCCGTTGTGGCCGACTGCCGAGGTCATGTATGACCAGAACATAGATGGGTTGTCCCAGATATGGGAAGGGCGTGTGTGGCTCAATCCTCCCTATTCGCGTCCTCTTATCGAGCTATTCGTCCGGAAATTGGCAGAACATGGCAACGGCATTGCATTATTATTCAACCGTTGCGATTCCAAAATGTTTCAGGACGTCATCTTCCCAAAAGCGACGGGAATGAAATTCCTACGCCACCGCATCCGATTCTACCGACCAGACGGAGCACGAGGTGACTCTCCCAGTCGCGGTAGCATCCTATTAGCTTTCGGAGAAGACAACGCAGAGATACTGAGAAATTGTGCCATTGAAGGCAAATATGTACAACTCAATTAAAAGATGTATAATGAAGATATTGGAGAAAATCAATTTTCGCCAGCCGAAATATATGCTTCCCGCCATCCTTTATTTCCCCCTGCTCGGCACGTCTTATTTCATCTTCGACCTGTTTCAGACAGAAACGATAGAAATACAAGACAAGGCGTTGCAGACGACGGAGTTCCTGAACCCCGAATTGCCGGGGGCACAGATCAAGGACGATGGCATAGGCAGCAAATACGAGAATATGGCGAAATCATGGGGTAAGATACAAGACTACTCCGCTGTAGATAACATAGACCGGGAAGAACCCGATAAAAACAAGGAAGAGTATGAATCGAAATACACGCAGGACGACATCGACCTGCTCACGGAAGAACAACAGGAAAAAGCTGCGGCAGCGGAAATTGCCTCTGCCAAGACACGAGAACAGGAAGCACTTGCCGAACTGGAAAAAGCACTCGCAGAGGCGAGACTGAGAGGGCAAAACGCGACTGTACCCCCGGCAGAAACGGACACGGCCAACATTGCTCCACCACAAGGAGCAGCAGCCTCCGGAACCATCAACGAAGAGAGCCGGGCTGTGAAAACGCCATCAGCGGACGAACCGCCCAGCGAGGTGGTACGCAAGGTGAAGACAACCTCGGACTACTTTAACACACTGTCGAAGAATGTCCGTGAACCGAAACTCATCCAAGCCATCATTGACGAGAACATCAAAGCGGTGGACGGCTCGCGCGTGAGGTTGCGCCTGCTTGACGATGTGGAGATTGGCGAGTGTGTGATAGCAAGGGGAACATACCTGTACGCTACGGTAAGCGGATTCTCATCCGGGCGCGTGAAAGGTAATATCAGCAGCATCCTCGTGAATGACGAATTGGTGAAAGTGAGTCTCTCACTCTATGATACAGATGGCATGGAGGGGCTGTATGTGCCCAACAGCCAATTCCGGGAAACGAGCAAGGATGTAGCAAGCGGGGCAATGTCGGGCAATATGAACATGAGTATGGGAAGTACAACAGGAAACAGCCTTGCACAATGGGGGATGCAGGCGGTGAACAATGCCTACCAGAAAACAAGCAATGCCATTAGCAAAGCTATCAAGAAAAACAAAGTCAAGTTGAAATACGGAACTTTCGTGTATTTAGTGAACGGACAGGAAAAAAGGAATTAAAATGATGATGACATGGAAACAGATTTATCAGAATATCACAAAGGTACGGATGGGCTTTATTATGCGGACTATATAGCCCCAAATAAAGCCGAAACATTTATCGGAAAACTTGTGAGTACCGAATGGTGGCATCACAGAGGGCAGTTTGCCCTAATATGCAACTTCCGAACAGAAGACAGACGGAGGATTGCCTTATTCGCTTTTCAAAAACATACCGGTTTTTACGGACCAAGATACGGGAATGTTAATTTCAAAACAGTGGAGAAGGGCACTCTTTGGCAATGTGAAATCCAAATGACCCGGACGGGACGTTGTACTTGGGCGCGTGCCAGGCAGATAAAGAAATGAAGCGAAATAGGGAAAAGAAATCAATATAAATATTTTTAATCATGTGCCTATGAAATCTTCAAACTACTTAAAAAAATTATACGGGAATCCGACAGATGAAAAATATACACCGGGATATGGTGTATTACCCATTATCAAATATATACCCGAAGGCAAGATAGTCTGGTGTCCTTTCGATACGAAGCGCAGTGAGTTTGTGCAGAAATTCAAGGATGCCGGTTTCCATGTCGTGTATTCCCATATCTATAACGGACAGGATTTTTTCAACTATGAACCGTCCCAATGGGATATACTCGTATCCAATCCTCCTTTCAGCCGGAAAGTGGAAGTCTTCGAACGCTGTCTGAAACTCGGAAAACCATTCGCCTTGCTGATGTCCAACTATTGGCTGAACAACGTAGCACCCTGCCGACTTTTCCAGAATACTGATCTGGAATTACTCATGTTCGATAAACGTATTCAGTTCGGAAAAGGGAAAAACGTACCGTTCAACAGCAGCTATTTCTGCCATAAAATACTTCCGAAACAAATCATATTCGAACAGATAGATGTTACGGACAAATCTCCAAGTTGTATGCAGGATGACATCCCAAATAAGGCAAATATCAATCCGCAAGAGAATAAAGCAATCATGAATTTTCAATTATAA